GGGCCAGTGGCCGTACGTGCTCGACGTCCACGACGAAGGGCTGGTTGCCGTGCCGTCCGACGATGCGTTCGTCGGCGGCTTGAACAACGCCCGCGAATGGCTCGAAGATACGTTCAAGCCGGGAGGTTTCGTAGCACAGAAGTTCGACTGGGCCTGTGTCATGGATCCGAAGAAGATCACGGTCTCAAAGACCCTGTGGGACGAAGACCCGGCGGACTTCTGTCCGGATCTCTGGGACCGGATCCGTGCCGGCGATAAGTCCGTGCTTGACCTGCTGCCCTAGCTACCTACACATACCTACGGAGACATACCTATGAATACTTCTCTCGCCATGGTCGTCGGACACCGCGATCCGTCACGCAAGCTCGATGAAGGCGATGCGGTTTTCTGCGGATTCATCCTGCTCGTCATCGCGCTGTACGGACTCGCGGCCATGACGGAGAAAGATGTGTTCGGCTACGTCGCCAGCACGCTGATCGCGCTGTTCGTAGGTTTCATTCTGATCTTTGGGCTGGTCGGCGGCATCAAAGGGTGCGCCGAGAAACAAGCTGCCGCTGCGCAGCCCGTTCACATCGAGCCCTTGAACTGAACCATGGCTGACTCGTACGCGCCGGTAAATCTCGCTGAGTTCAAACTGACGATCCCGGTCACGGGACCGGTCGGTGATCTACGGCTACTCATGGGCTCGTCGGACCGCCCGTGGTGCACTGCAGTCGCGGCCGAGATCAGCACGGTACCGGCCAAGATCGGCGGGCGCGTAGGATCTCGGTACGTACGTGACATCGGGGTGATTGCTGCCTCGCTCGAACTCGGCGTCGCCCTGCGAACTACTTTGCCGGACCAACGGCGAAACACCTGGGGTTCCGCGTTGCGGGGGAAGCCGCTGCTCGGCACCCGCGTACCCGGAGCGCCGATCCTTGGTAAAACGCTGGATCAGTACCAGCTGGACGCCGCGTCGAAACTGTCGTGTGCCGGTGGAGTGATCGCGTTGTCGGTGGGTCTCGGTAAAACCCTGATCGCGCTCGAAGCGACTCGTCGGGCGTTGGCTCAGCAACACCGAGCCTGGAACGTGAATCTGCCCCACGGTACCGTGATGGTCGTCTGTCCGCTCAACGCCATGCCCGTCTGGACCGATCCGGCTGTCGAAGATTTCATCCGGCAAACCTGCAACGCGAACTACATGGTCCAGTCGATCGATTCGCTGCACAAGGTCCAAGCCATGCAGGTGCTCGGACCTTCGGTGCTGATCATCGACGAAGCGCACTACGTCGGCGACTGGAAAGCCCAGCGCACGAAGCTCGCGCACAAGCTGCGCTGGCAGTTCGACGTGTGCTTGCCGCTGACCGGCTCGATGCTGCACGCCGGGCCGGAGAAAGTCCTGAGCCTGCTCGACCTCGCGTGCCCAGGCGCAGCGATCTTCGAGAACGTCTACTCGTTCGGCGGTCACTTCGAGTGCCTGTACCCGAAGGACATCGGCAACGGCGTCATCAAGAAAACCGTCGGTCGTCCCCCGGCAAAATATGCTCAGCAATTCCAGGCGTACCTGGATCGGTTCGTCGTCGCGAAGACCAAGCGCAGCCCCGACGTGATGACGTCGCTCTACGTCCCTGAGCAAGAGATCACAGAAGTCTGCTTGTTCGACCCCAATGGCCCGTCGATGCTCGACGAAGCCGCGAACATGGCGCTCGAACTGTTCCAGAACAACCAGACGGCAGGGCAGCCGAATCCGATTCCGAGCATGATCGAAGTAGTCCACGCGCTGTCCCGCGCCGGGCTCGACGACAAGCTCGACTGGCTGGCCGAAATGATGGACGGATTTACCGAGCAAGTCGTGTTGTTCGGTACCTACCATGATACGCTGAACCCGGTCGAAGACTGGCTGAAATCCCTGTCCTTACCGTACTGTCGTATCGATGGTGCTGTTACCGGCGATAAACGGTCTGCGATTATTGATGACTTCCGTGCCGGAAAATATCAGATCATGCTGGCCCAGACCGACGCCGCGTCAGTGTCGATGAACCTGCAGACCGCACGGGTGTCCGTGATGCTGGACGCCACGCTAAAAGCAGCCGCGTTCGAGCAGGCGCTTGGCCGCACGTGTCGTCGCGGGTCGACCGACCTGTGCCACCATTTCAACACTGCCGGCAACCGCTTTCAGCAGTACATTTTCAAGCGCTTGAAAAACGCTATGGACTTCAACGCTTCTGTCGCCGAGTGGCAAGACGCCAAACGGCTCGTCGAACAAACCCTTACTCAAGGAGCCATCCCATGAACCCGTTTCACGACGTCATCGACCGCCTGCACCCGGACGTTCCGGTATCGAACATCACGATCGCCAACGCGCGGTTCAATCCGCTGTTTGGCACGATGCTGGTGTCCTGTTGCTTCTACGAAACCGAGACGGTTACTGGCCGTCGCTGGTGGGGAAAGAAATTCACCGAGACCGTCACGCACCACCGGCACTACACGGCGACGATCGCGCGGGGCCAGCCGTGGGAGTTCGTCGGCACCGACCGTCAGGTCCCCCGCGGTGTATACAATGAACTGCGCAAGCTCGGCAACGAACTCGACGCGCTGCAGAAGAACGGGCTGACGCCTGACATCTTCGCCGAGAACATCGGCTCTGCGTTCGGTGCGCTCGATGCTTTGGCGCGCGAGAAACTATTCGACCTGTTGCTCGATCTGCCGACGTACGGCGATGAGCTTCGGTCGTACGTGCGTCGCGCTGACCGGCTTGACGAGAAACTGCGGCTCAAGAACTAAGCCATGCCATCGTCTCCACCCCGTGCGTTTGATCGCAGCGAACTCGCCGCATTCTACGCTCGATTGACTGCGCAGATCGAGGCGACCGACCATCAGGAAGGCGCTATCGATCTGCGGAAGGTCAAGACGATGAAATGGGCGTCGACCGATCCGTTCGGCGCTCGGCTGCGCGTCAACGAATTCGACGATATCTACGCGGCTGCGTTGAAATACGCAGAATCTCTCCCTCCACCCAAACCACCCGACTACTCGGAGATCCCCATGAATACGTTCCCGTTCTTCCGCTCGGTGCTCGTCAAGGGCCAGCACTTCTTGGACCCCGCAGGAAAAGCCGCAGTTGGCAAGATCGCTCCGGGCGACGAACTGCAGCTGAGCCACGAGCCGACGAACCAGCATGATCCCTATGCGGTCGGTGCGTTCGTCGGCGGTGTGCGCGTCGGCTACGTGCAGAAAGAGGTTTCCGCTGCGTTGGCGTGGCTGCTCGCCATCAAGATGCCGCTGCACACCACGGTCGTCGAGATCGGCAAAGCCGGTAATCTCGTCGTGAATATCACGGAGAAGAAATGAGTCGCAACCCAGGACATTTCTTCTGCGGAACCCGTGAGAAAGATACGCTCACTGAGATGCTGCAACGTCAGCAGGTCATCATGCCCGGCGAAGCGCTGGCGTTGAAAGATCTCGAAGCCCGCGGAGTCGCCCGGCGTGAACGCATGCGTCGCAGCTGGCGTCAGCGCATGCAGCGGCTGATCTACGACATCACGCAGTTCGGGCGTGACGACGCGAATTCCGGCTCATGGGATCCGCGTGACACGGATGTATTTCGCGGTATGAAACCCGCGAAGCGCAGGCAGTTCGAGAAACGCATCGAGAAACTCGCGAAGGAATACCTCCCATGACGGACGAGAATCCCCTGAATCTGTCGATGGATATTCTTGGCGAAGTCGTTGCGTACACGACTCAAGCTGCCGAGATCACCGCGGTTTCCGACAGCGAAACAGCTGAGCGAGCCAAGGTGCTCCGCGCTCAGTTGAAAACCCTGGAATCCAAGATCGAGCAAGCCCGAGTAGCAGCGAACGTGCCGTATCTCGCGGCCCAGCGCCAGATCAACGGGCTGGCGAACGTGATCTTCGAGCAGATCCGGCCGCAGATCAAACGGCTGGATGATCTCCGGCTGGCGTACTCACAGGCGTTCACGAAGCCCGTGATGCCGGTCGTGCCGATGCCCGGCCCTGAACTCGGCGTGCCGAACCTCGCTGCGTTCGCGACGGGAATCAGCGACTCGGCCCCGGAGATCCGGACGCGAAAGACGAAAGACATCGAGATCATGGACCCGTCGCAGATCCCCGACGAGTTCTGGGTGATCGATATCACGGCCCTGCGTAAAGCCGTGCTGACCGACAAACGCGATGTGCCCGGCGTGCGGATCATCGAAAAAACCTCTGTGCTGGAGTAAGCTATGACTCTTGTTCCCAACCCAGACGATGCACCTTTCGATATCCCCGAAGCACCCGACATGGATAAAGCGTTCACCCAGGAACCGACCAAGTTGTTCGACCTGGAACTTCCGTGGGAAGCCCACGAAGGCCGGATCACGAATAAGTACGGCGTAACGGTCGGACGGTTCGAGAACTGGGAGCACGCTGAATTCGTCGCGGATACCGTCAACGCGGCTCAGCAGTTGCTTGACGTCGCCGCTGCGATCAATACTGCTGGCAAACCCGCGGAGCCGGCTCCGGCGCTGACGGGAAAAATAAAGTTCACTAACTCGGGGGATCTTGATGCGCTGGGCATGCCGATTCTTCGAGTCGAACCAAACTTGGAGCCAAGTATCCTGGTCACTCCGGCCGAGTTCGAGCGCGCCGCCCGCGAAGTAGCGAAGCTAGCGTTCCCCGACAGCTATAGCACTGGTATTGGCAGGCTGCGTCTGTGAACAGCCCGCTCGCGTGCGCGTGGACGAACCATGCAACCGCTCGGCTCGGCGAGCGGTTCGGATCGAAGTCAGTCAACGTGAAACTCGCGATCGAAGACATGATCGCTCGCGAGGAATTCACGGTGATAGAAGACACCCAGCCGCGCGAAGGCAAGATCGTGATTCGGCTGAACGTGCGTGAATGCCCGATCGAACTCGCGATGCAGTTGGATCCCCGGGGGATCCCCGTGATCATCACAGTCTTGCCCAAGTTCCTGCAGAAACAGAACAAGCGGAAGTGGGCTCGGCAGTAGCTGGCAGTAGCTGGCGCTGACAGCAAGAATCTAGTTGACGTACGAAACTCTGATACACACTCCTACTCAGGCACCCAGATGCCTACACAACCAACCATCAACCGAGTCTGGGCTCATAGCAGAAAGAAATCCCGTGGCCACGAAATCATTCAAGGATCTGCCCAAGCAGTCCGCCCCGCTCACTCTCGATCAGCTGCAGGCACAGCTGAAAGCTGCCCAGGGTGGTGCTCCCGTCCCGGCGGCTCCGACCCCAGTACCCGTCGCTGACGAGCCTGTTGTCGTCGCGACTGGCGCAGGCGCACCGATCGACGTTCCGGCGCAGATGCCGGCGGCTCCGACCGGCACCGCAGTGTCGAATCCCCTGGATTTCATGGCGCTGATGACTGGCGCCGTCGCTCCCCAGGATTCGATGAATGCGCTGCTCGCTGCCGCGGAGACCGACTCGGCGGGCGGCAAGATGCTGTTCCCGATGCTCACTCAGGCTGGCGGCACCACTGGCGGTGCGTTCCAGCGGGTGAACACCAAGAACGCGGAGTTCAACCAGATCGATCTGCCGGAAGGCAAGCGGTCGTTCGATGCGATCTTCATCGGGTACCGCTACATGGGTACCTGCTGGCCGAAGGGCTACGACGCCAACGCGGTCAACGCGAAAGCTCCGAGCCCGCTGTGGAACGCGGCGATTCCGCAGGCGCGCGGCCAGGAAGCGGCTCAGCTGATGCTGGCCGGCAAAGCCTTCCAGTTCTCGAAGAACCGCAAGGCGTTCGACGTCGACGCGGGCGGGCCGGGTCTCATCCGTCCGGCGATCGAGTTCCTGCTGTTCGACGCGGACATCGGGCTGTTCGTATTCCGCACCTGCGGTCACTACAACAGTGCGAAGGATGCCCGCGACCAGCTGATCGCTTGTGCGATCACCGACGCGAACGGCAACCAACAGCTGCCGCCGTTTATGGGTGAGTTCCATCCGGAAACCCATCGTCAGGCTCGCGCGACGGGCCAGCCGATCATCCATCACTACCCGCGCATCGTGAAGATCGCCAACAACGACGCACGCGTCGCGGCTGCGTCCGTGGCCTATAAGACGTTCCTGCAGAACGCGTCGCCAGAACTGCGTGCGTCAGTCAACGAATGGTTCAACGCGCAAGACGCGCCGCTGACCAACATCGCGACCCAGGCGATCAACGACGCTGCGGCAATGGGCTAACTTTCGCCCGGCGGATGGCGCCGGTTAGAGGATGGCCACCGCGAAGCCCCTGATACCCCACCCGGTCTAGCCGTGGTGGGGTTTGATGGCAAAACACGGAGTCCACATGGATACCAAACCAAAACGCAACGCGATCGGCATCCAAGTCGGCGGTGACAACAAACCGCTCGAAGTGATGAGCGCTGCGATCGATCGCGTGCTCGCGTCCCCGGCCGAATCTGCAGTGAAGATCGAAGCGATCAAAGCCCTCGCGGCCGCGGGCACGATCAATGCATCCATCAACAACACCCATATCAACGTCGAATGACCACTCCCCGCCCGTTTATCGTTCGTTCATCTGCGGTGTCCGGCTATGCGTTCTGCGGGCGCCGGCTGTCGCTTGACCGTGCGATCACGGAAGGCGTGGTCGATCCCGTAGCAGACCTGGATCTACCACCGGACTTCCGGCGTGGCAGCCCGCCTGCGGACTGGGGTACCTGCGTGCACTGGTATTCCCAGGTTGCGCTGCGCGCCGAGTTCAAAGGCGATGCGAAGCTCGGTGACTTCAAATTCAACGGCTTCGATCAAGCGACCGCTGACGCGTTCCGGTACACGCCGGAGCAATGGGTCTCAGGCGCGAGCATGTTCTCGAACCAACAGACCGCGGAACAGACTTTGCGCAAGTCGGCGATGCTGCTGATCTCGCGGCTGCCGCGTAAAGGATCAGACTGGATGGCTGAGTGCTCGGGGGTTATTCCCGGGCTGCTGTCGGGTCACATCGATCTCTTGTCCGCGGACCTGGACGACATCGTCGATATCAAGACGACCGGCACCCCGCCGAAAGATGGCAAGATCGAGACCAAGTACCTGTGGCAGCTGGTCAGCTACGCGTTGCTGGTCGCTCACCACACCGGGCATGTGCCGAAACGCGCACATATCGTGTACGTCGACCGTCATGCCGAATGGGTGTGCCGTACGAAACCGTTGGATTTCACGACGCCGGCCGGCGCAGCGCTGCTCAAGTACCACATGGATCGGCTGGTTCGCATGAAAGACCGCGCCCAGGATCGCGACGAACCGGTGCCGGGTCCGCATTGCGACGACTGTTTCTGCCCATACCGTCCGATTTGCCGTGATGCGCTGGTGCCTGACGGTGCCGCCATCGTGCGTCCGCAGGAAGCAATTCCGCTGTCTGTGAACCCCTTCAATGGAGCTATTCCGTGAAATCTCGTACGAAAAAGAAATCCCCTGGTCGCCCGCGCCGCGACCCGAAGTTCGCCCGTCTGAACAAGACGGTTCGCTGCCATCCGCTCACCTGGGCGAAGCTCGCACGTCGAGCCAAGACCCGGAAAACCAGTATCGGCGTGGTCATCGACCAGCTGGCCAAGCCGATCCGCCTCCGCTGAAAGAGTCGCCATGACCACGCCTAGCAAGAACTTCACCATGACTATGCCAGATCCGCTCAAAGCGAATCTGGAAAAGTATTCCAACGACACCGGAGTACCCATCGGTGAAGTCCTGCGTCGACTGGCCGAAGATTTCTTCGCCAAGCGCATCAAGACGAACTCGCTGCCGGCGATCCGGCCGTGAGTAGCGCCCCGGTCAAGAGCGCACGGGAGATCTCTAAGGTCAACTGGCGTATGCCGGTCGCGAACGCCGAATCATCGTGGCCTGCGGGCGGCATCGAAGTCGTCAACATGGGCTCGCAGCTGCGGATCGCTGACGCCCTCGAACGCATCGCGACTCGACTCGAAGCGGACGCAACACAGCAACGCGCGGATATTCGCAACGCGCGGATCACCAACCGCCGGCTGCGCACCCAGATCCGGAACCTGCAAGCAAAGCTGTCCGCGCCATGACCGAGCGCGTCGTCGCGGTTGACATCGACTTACGGCAGTTCGCTGCGTGGGATTCTGAGTCTGGCATGCTCGGAGCCGAGTTATCGTACACGGATTTCGCGCGTACCGTGTGGCGAAATCTATTGATGGCGAATACGGTGCTGCTCGAATGCGCCAGCCCGATGCTTTACCGCGGTAAAATCCATCGATCGACGATGTCATGGATGATATATAATTCTGCCGCAGTTACGAATCTGGTGTTTCAACTCGGGCAAGCTGGCGTCCCGAACGTGCGAGTTGCGCCCTCGTCGACCTGGACCAAGGGCTTGTCGGAGCCGATCCGGCACAAGCTCGCGGGAGTTATCGAGCCGATATTTCCCCGCAAGAAAGGCCGACACGATTTGAAAGAATGTCAGGCGATGATCTGGACCTACCGGAACGAGCCCGAGCTTTGGCTGCCGCTGGAACAGTATCTTGAGACCTTGTGATCACGCGCGTCTTGCTGCTGTGGTGGTACTCGTGCTTCGGTACGGTCTGGTCGTCCGACGCGATCGTAACTGCATACTGCCCGTGCGAGATCTGCTGCCCGGGAACGGCCGACGGATTCACCGCGACCATGACTCGGGCCAAGCATCGGGGCGTCGCCGTGGACCCGCGGCGAATCCCGTACGGTTCGCTGCTCTACGTCCCCGGCTACGGTTTCGCTCTGGCCGACGACACCGGAGCCGCCATGCGCAACGACCCAGATCTGCATATTGACGTCAGGTTTCGGTCTCACGCGCTGGCGGTTCGCTGGGGCGCGAAACTCGAAGCTATCGTCTGGGAACCGCTAACGGCACCTTCGACTTCTGGGCCACGTCGTTGACCGTCTTGTAGGCGAGTCGGCTCGCGTCGACGATCTGTTCGACGATCTTATCCATCTCGATGCGTCGCTGGATTGGATCCATCGTAGCATCTCGATTGATCGATTCCCACATCGTGCGGGACTTACCGAGTTGCACACGGAAGTCTTTCAGCGCGTCGTCGGCTTCCTTACCGAACCCGACGAGCGGGTTGTCGAGGATGTTCGAGACAGCCTGCTCTGGCGTCTGCTGGCCCATTTCGGCTCGCGAAATCTCTTGCTCGTAGGTCTTACGTTGTGAGTTCAGCACGTCGAGCATGTCGTACATCCGGCTGATCGAGCGTGACGAGAACGCTGGATCACGAGTCAGGAACAGCCGCGTGATCGGGTACGAACCGGCGTCGTAGCTGGCCCGTTCGTGCTTGCCGACGAGATCCTGCAGCGTCGGCGGCACATCGAGCACCGTCCAGCCGAGCCCGCCGGTGTATCCGCGGAGCAGGTTCTCGGTTTTCAGCGGGGTCATGCCGGAAATACCCAGAGCGGTCAATGCGTGGGAGACGGCGTAACTCGACGGGCTGAGCCAGGGCGCATCCTGCGCATCGCCCTCGACGCCTTCGAGACGGTACGGCGTCGTGCCCATGCCGCCGAGTGCCCCCATCCGCGGGAAACCCGCGAGTTCGAGCCCCAGCTGCAGCGTGGTCGGGACGTAGCTCTGGGGCGCGGTCTGTGCGTACGTGTCCGCCGCGATGTCGTGCCACGTACGTGGATCGTCCGACATCATCTTTTCCATCGCCGCGATCATGCCGGTGAACACGCCCTGGGGCTTGGGCACCTTCACGAACCGGGTGCGGCCATCGGGCGTCTTGCCCGCCGGAAAATGATAGAACAGCATGCGCTCGTTGTCGGGCAGTTCGCTGTACTGGTCTCGATCTTCGGGATCGCCCAGCAACAGGTGCTGCAGGAGCACAGGCATCGCCAGCAGCGTGTAAACGGTCAAACCATTCACCAGCCGCTTGCCGACCGACTCGCCCGGAAAACGGGCCTGGAACGTCAACGCAGCTAGTCCACGGCGCGAACCTTCGATCGTGGCCTGGAAGAACGGTACGACCTCGTTGATCGCCCGTAGCGGGCTCCACGAGCCCATACGCCGGAAGTTCACGGTGACTTCCTGGGCGTGGCGCGCGGCCGAGATCAGCAGCGACCGCGCCTGCCGTTCGGTCAGCTTGTCGAGTGACCCGACGCCGGCTTTGCCGAGACCGTCAGTCACTGCGCGCCGGAACTCGGCTGCACGGTTGAACCCTTCGACGGTATCCGCGACCCTGCTCATGGGGGTGGCCAGCGACCGCAGCCAGCCGAATCGCGGCTGGTAGGCACCCATCATCGATAGGGCTCGCGACAGGTCATGCGAACTGAGCACCGACGTCACGTTGCCCGCGTCGGCCAGCAAGCTCGATGACGTGATGCCCGACTGCACGAACGCCGCATAAATCGGGTCGGTTTTCGCCCGATCTGATGCCAGATTCGACGCGTTGGTGTAGGCGTCCATCACGCCCTTGCCGAGTGATCCCACGAACCGCACCGGGTTCCGGCCGGCAGCGGTCTGCAGACCCGCTTGGTAGGTATCGCGCACCACCGTCTTCACCCAGAACTCCGGATTGAACACTGTGGTCAGCTTGCGGAGCACTGACGCCGGGCCGCGCAGGATCCAATGCGCAGCCGGCGTCCACGGGATTGCCGGGTCACCCAGGGCGCTGCGGATCTCGGGATCTTCGACCCGGTACGCAATGTGGGTACCGATCAACGCTTTCGGGTCTTTCACCAGCAGCGGATTGATCATGCCCGCCTGCATCAGCGAGTCGATCGTCGGTTCGTCGAGCGATGTGATGACGTACTCGTCGACCACCGGTGATTCTTGGCCGGTGCGTTTGATCTTCGCTTCGATCGACGCGTAATTGCGCACCGCTTCGTCCAGATTGGTGAACGACATCAGGCGCGCGAGGGGTGCCAGATCTTCGCTGTGCTGTTCGCCGGCCGCGATGCGGTCGGCTTTCACGCCTGTCAGCCACCGCAGCCATGCGCGCGGAGCCGCTTGCGAGTACGCATAGAAATGATCCGTGCGAACCTTGTCCCACAGCTGTTCGTAGGGAGCGATGATGTCAGCCCCGCCGGATCCTTTGATCTTGATGCGCTGGCCGTCAGCGGTCTCAGTACGCAAGGGAATATAATACGAATGCGCTTGGTGCGATTTCAGCGATGTGGCAGTAATGAGGCCATTACGGAAACGCCACGCATCGCGGGCATTTACTGCCTGCATATGCGTTACCGCCAGAGAATGGAACGGACTTTCTGTATTGTGTTCGCCGATAATCCTCGCGAAGTCCTCCAGCTGAGCTTCGGTGAAGTTCGTCGGCGCGTCGCTGCCGGTGCCCGGGCTTGGGTCACGCAGCTTATAGTGCACCGGCTTCGGGGGCGGGGGTTTGCCGAGCGTCTTGTTCTGCGCCGCTTTCTGTTCCCACTGGAGATCCATCTCCCGGTTCGCTGCGATCACGTCGTCCATGGTGTCAAACGGATCTGGCAGGCTGTCACCGGTGATCGACCACGCGCCGTGCTTGGTTTCGTCGATTCCGAGCTTCGTGAACACCCGGCGACGAATACGCGGGCTCTTGTCGAAGATCGACATGCCGGCCATGTACGCCTGCCAGTTCGTGAATTCGTCGGGCGTCACACCCAGCTGCGTTGCTTTGTCGAGCACAGCCCCGAACCCGGGATCTCGGTGCCCGGTACGCGGATCCGTGATGAACCCATTGATGAACGAGTCAGCAGCCGCCTTGGCCCAACCGGCTTCGAGCATCTTCGCTTCGTAGGCATCATCGTAGACGTCTTTCGGCGCCGGCAGTTCGCGCGAGACCGACCGCAGATTCGCCACGCGATCGAACAACCGGGTCGACAGCAGTGTGCGGAGCTTGTACCAGCGTCCGCCAACCGCCGCGCTCTTGTCTTTCTCCGCGAGGGTTTCCTTGGCGACGATCGCCGCCTTGCGACGTTGCTCCGGAGAGGCTTTCAGCCATTTCTGGTGCTCATCGACGATCGAATCGACGCGTTCTTTGAGTCCGCGGTTCTGTAGCAGGTTCTCGAACCACTTGGTGGCCGTCGGATAGGCTTTCGCCGTACCTTTCGGATTGTTGACGTATAGCCGGCCCAGTTCCGCAGCACCTTCGGACATCAACGCGGGCTGTTTGTTGGCCTTGGCGATAGCCACCAGTTCGTTCTGCACCGCCGGCATCGGCGACGAATGCCGGCCGATATCTGCCATAGCCAGATCGTGCCCCAGTTCGTGGAAGAACGTCGGCAGATCGAACTGGCCCAGTGCGATCGAGCGGGCGTTCATGTCGTACACGCCCTGGGTGCCCTTCGGCAGTTCCACCCCGTGACGCATGCCCGTACGAATGTCGAGATCGAACAGCACCGCTGCTTTTTCCAGCTGCTGTTGCTCGCTAAGCACGGTGTCGACGCTCGGATCAGCTTCGACTGCCCCGCCGGACATCGACGGTCCCGACCGACGATAGAACTGGCCCATCGGAGCCGACACGTATTGGTCGCCCTTGCGCTCGATGGCCTTGATGCGAACGAATTCAGCGAGTGTTTTCGTACCAGACTCACCGAATTTCTCGGTCAGCACTTTTTCCAGGTCCGCCGCGGGTACCGACTTCGCACGTTTCTTGCCCGACGTGTCGACATCGCCGTTGGTGTCGGTCATCAGCACGCGATTCAGGTAAACCTCGGCGGTTTCCCAATCTTTGGGGGCAGCAGTCTTGTCGGTCACGGATACCGGACCAGCCTGACCATGCTTGATCGCGTGCGCGGCGAGTTCCGGCGACAATCCTTCGACGCTCGACTCCGCGGCAGCCATCGGGCTGTGCAGATCTCGCGTCGCGAGGGTATCGAACAGTTCGCCTAGCTGATCGGTCACGAACGGATCCTTCGGATCGCGTTCGCCGAGCCGGTTCAGCGTCTGGTAGGCACCGGGTTTCTTGGGGTCTGGGGATACCAGGGCGAATTTACCGCCGTAATCAGCTAGGAACGTGCGGGAATTGACCCCGGACAGCGTTGCCGGATCGACGAGTTCATCGCTCACGAGATCCGTCAGGTCGTTGTTCTCGATCTTCGACTCGATTCGAGCCGCGGCTTGCTCGCGTTTCTCCGCGGGCGTAGCGCGGATCAGGTCCGCGGCCTGCTTAGCGATGCCTTCGGCGAAATATCCACGGATTTCGGCCGACAACTGGGTCAGTCGATCGCGATCCGCCTGCGATGGGGGTTGTTTTCCGGCCTTGGTCAGCTTCGCACGGGCGGCTTCGTGCTCCGCTTGTGCTTTATCGCGAACTGCAGCGAGACGGCTTCGGAGATCAGATGGCGCATCAGCCGGCAACTCTGACAACTGCATCGAACTCCGATCAAGCGTCCGGCCGGATTCTCGCACTGCGCGCTCTGCCCGCAGAGTTCGGCCGTATTTTCGGTGTAGATCGACGTATTCATTGATCGGTTTCCCCCATGAATTCGGAGATTCGTACAGCGTAGTCTCTTTGCCGTTCACTTTGGCCTTGCCGACAACGCGCTTACGCACCGCGGCTGCGACCTTGGCGTTGGTATCGACGGTCGGATTGTCGCCCAGTTCCTTGATGAGCGGATCGACGCCCGGCCGGATCGCGGTGCCGCCGGTTTTCCGGCGTTTCGCGATGGCTTCGCTCACACGCTCGCGCACGCGATTGACGTACGTCGGGGAACTGGGTTCCTCAGCGACGTCAAACGCGCGGCGTTTCGGCGGGGCTACTTGCTGTTCCGGGTTACTGGGCGCTGGCCGCGCTTCCGTCCGGCGTTGTAGATCTTTGCGGCCTTGGTCTCCGCTGCGGCTTTCGACAGTCCCTGTTTCCGGAACCGGTCCCGCATGGCTTCGTACTTCTTCGGCATGGCTGGTCTCCGTCGGTTTGGGTGGTGCGTATTCACGGCGGGGAGTGCCGTTCTCAAGAATATCATTGGCCTGCTTAGCCGTCATCGGCCCGAGATCTTCGTCTTTGTATCCCAGTCCACGCAGTTCTTTTTCCATCCGCTTTGTGATGAATAGGGGGACTTTGGCTGATGTCTCCCCCGGCGGTTTGGGCTTCTCGATGCGCTCGGTTGGCGCCGTTGGGCTGACCGGCGGCGCGGCTTGACGTTCGGCGATAGCATCTTTCGGTGTGAATCCGCCTTCGTGCAGACGTCGCTCGACAACAGGCGTCTTACCCAGGTAACGCAGGAGCTTTACCTGGGTCTGTTTGTTGAGTCCCTTCGGCTGATCGCCCAAGTGCGCAAGAATACGGTCAGCTTGCACCGGCGTCAGCCGCTGCTGCCAACGAGCGAGTTCAGCCGGATCCTCCGGCGCGGGGCCGGTACGAACGCCCCGGTCAACCAGTCGTCCTAGTTTACCCGGGTGTTCGAGCGACTGCGAGATCTCGGTATCGAGATCGGGTTTTAGCAGCCCTTCTTGCCGCCCTTGCCCTTGGACTTCTTGCCCTTGGTTGACTTGCTTGCTTTCTTCGGTGGGAACACTGGACACCTTGCTTTCTACCGGAATTTCCGGCGGGTTAGCGAGAGCGGCTTTCGCTCGCGCGTGGGCTGCGTCTAACTCTTGCAGATGCTGCAAGAGTACATCTTTGTACGGCGTTTTGCTCAACGGCTCCACGGCCGGCGCTGGCGACGGACTGGGCGTCGGAGCGCTGACGGGGGCAACAGCTGGCTGGGGGCTCGGGGATGCAACGGGTTTAGCCCCCGTCTGCATCGGGGGAAACACCGGAGCGGGTACCGGTCCCGGTCCTGGCGGCACCACGCTTTGTGGCGGTGCAGGAACCACCGGCGCCACTGACGGTTGGGGTACGACAGCCGCATTGCTGGGCTCCAGTTTGGCGAGCACGGACTGCAGTTCTGGTGGTACCGGTGCGCCAGCCGGCAGCTGTTTGCGCAAAGCATCTGCCACCTGGGCGCGAGCTTCGGGTGCGAGCGATTCTGGTTGTACCGAACCGTTCACGACGCCGCGCATCACGACGCCGATCTGGCGCGGAGATACGGGACCAATCGGTGCCGCGGATGGCCCTGCGGGTGCTGCCGGCGCCGCTGGCTTGGGCAGGGGCGCAGATACCGGGGGTACCGCTGGAGCTGCCGCAGGAGCCGCGCCGTGGGCATCTCGCGCGTGCGCGAGCGCTTCACCGCCGGCACCGAACAACGCGCCCAGGGCGCCGGCTTTCATGGCTCGGGTGACGAAATCACCCGCCGTGACGTTGTCGCCCGCGATCGACTTGTCGGCCCATGCCTGGAACAATTCGTCGGTAGCTTCTTCGACGCCCTCTTTCGCAGCGCCGTGCCCAGCCGCGACCAGCATCTCTTTGATGCCTGACCGCACCGCCTGCCGGGCCACGGGATTCGCGAGCGCTTCGGCACCCGTCAAGCCGAACAACGCAGTGACGGCAGTCGTGCTCAGGCCCTTTGCGGTCGCAACCGCGGCAGCTTGCCCAGGCGCCATGCTGGGCGTCGACGGAGTGCCGATCGGACCTCCTGCCTGACCGCCGCGACGCTCGAAGTATTCAGGCACCGCTGACTGCAGCCCACCGCCAACGCTGGCTGCACCCAGGGCGGTAGCCCGAGCCGCGCCGGCTCCGAGCGTCGGCAGAACCGCGCCGCCGGTAACCAACGAACCTGCGATCAACGGCGCCATTTCGGTTCCGGTCTGGGCGACCGCACCCGCGATCTCGGCCGGCATGCCGCTGACTTCTGACGATCGCTTGTTAGCAGCCGCAAAATTCGCCGCGGAATCTTCTTCGGACAGGAACGGGCTGGCCGTCAACGCGCCGACACGCATCGCGCCGGCTTGAATGCCTTTCTTTATGCCACCCAGAACTCCGGTCGCAGTCTCCTGCCCATCCGGCGTCGCGACGCTCGCGATGTCTGCGGATCGCATCGACGTTGGGATATTACGTGCAACGCGAGCGCGACGCAGGAAATCCAGGTACACCAGCTGTGTGGTTTCTGGCGACGACTCGAACGGGTCATTGCCCGACGTTTCGATCTCCCACCGACGATGCGCCGCGAGCGCATCTGCCGCAGCTTTGCGAGCATCATCCTCTGCCTGAGCGTAGAAAGGACTCTGCGCGCCGAACCGCTGCAGGTTATCGGCGATTTCTTCCGGCGTAGGCATGGATTAGCGAGGGTAGAGGCCCTGAGCCGAAAGTCGACTCCGGATGTCCCGTTGCTGGTTAGCCTGTTGCGGAGTGACCACGCCCGGGGGAGCGAGGCCCTGAATGCGCGGCACGATATGCGGCGTCATCCGTGGTCCTTGGTAGGTATCGGGCGGGGGCGTGTAGCCGTTCGCTCCGAGCGCCGACGAGTTAGCGTTCATCGCATTCGATGACGCGTTGCCCTGCAGTTCCTGCCACAGCAGTTCCTGGCCCGCGGGTTGGACCGTCGCGAGAATCTTGTCCGTCGCCGCGAGCGTTTCTGGCGTGACCTGATTGAACGCTGCCATCGACAGCGCGTTACGGATCGTCGCCGTTTTCGCCTGTTGTTTCTGCTGCTGCATCGTCTGCAGACGTTGAATTTCGTTCGGCGCCATACCGGCAGCTTGACCTTGCTGGATCGACTGATCCAACGTAGTCAGCTGTTGACCGAGTTGTGGTGCGCCATCCTGCTGCTGTTGGACCAGCTGATCGTTCTGCTGCGGGTTCGCACTCTGCGCCAGCTGATTGACCACGGACGGATCATCGAGCCGCTGCGTGGCGGTCAGGTACGCGGTTTTCGTGTCCGCGCCGGGCATAGTCACCATCGGCGGTGCCGGCGGCAGATTCTGGTAGTCCTGCGGATTGGTGCCTGGAGGCCCGAGCGTCGGCTTCTGGGGGGTTCCGGGCTTCGGGGCTTCGCCGGGCATCGTACGCTGCAGGAACGACCGGGTATCGACCACATCCTGGGCTTGACCTACCAGCTGACGGTACTGATCGAACAGCTGCGACTGCTGATCGAGCGCGGCATCGAGTTCAGTCTGCAGCTGCGGATCTGCCTTGATCGCGTCCAGGTTCAAGCCCTTGAGCGAACCGCTGGCCATCAACGTCGCCATCGTCGCGTCGGCTTCCTGGGGCCAATCACCCAGACGTTTCGCGCGAGCGACTTCTTCCTGCTCGTACTTGGCGACCGAATCCTTGATGTCGTTTTCAGTTTCCGCCGTCGCGAACTTCGCGCCGAGCTTGGTCTTGGTTTCCTCGCGCAACTTGGCTTCGTAGTCGCCAACGCGCTGAGCGACGTCGAGCACGGCTTTCGAGGCTTTCGCCCCATTGGCGCCGGACTGCAATTCCTTGAGCGCAACCGCCGCTTCGTTCTTGTCGCCGAGCATGAGCGCTCGGCGCAGTTCAGCGATACGCTGCTGCGTGGTCGAAATGCGATCTTTCAAGTAACCGATCTTGTCGGTCTTCGCGATGCGCTGGTCTTCGCGCTGAGTCATCAGCGCTTTTTCGTCGAGCCCGGCTTTGAACTGCTCGCGCTGAAACGGAACCGTCATCAGCGTCTGCGTGAGCCGGCTGCCCGCATCGAGCAGTCCACCAGGAGCCATCAACGATTCAGCGGTGATGCGTGCCATGTCAGTAGTCCATCGAGTTAGCGTCGAGCGGTCGTGCGGTACCGGCGCCATTCGATGCGAAGCCGCCCGGACTTCCACCGTAATTCGGCACGTAATCGCTGTATTCGTACGGCATGCTTAGACTCGGCTGGCCGACATCACCGCCGGTACCATTGCCGCCGCCCTGAACCGTTCCAGCCGACGACATAGGCTGCTGCCCTTCGTTCGGGTTGTAGCTCGGGTTGGCTTCGGCGGGGCTACCGCCGTTCGCGGACTGGTAGTTGAAGTCAGTCCCGCCGGCAATGCCGGTACCGACGTTCTGCAGGATCGAACCCCACAGCATTTCAGTGCCGCCCACGCGATTCGCAGCTTCCATCGCGCGCTGCAGACCCGCCATGGTGGTCTCGTGCGAATACTGGGCTTCGCCCTGCCGCACGCCGGTGAGCAACTGCCGCAACAGCATCTCGTTGTCGAGCGGCGCTTGGTGCATCGCAAGGCTCTGCTGATTCTGCGTGTCGAAATTGGCGCCGCCCTGCAGATACCCCTGGTTATACAGTTGCTGCAGGATTCCATGCAGCAACGGTTGCTCGCGGCGTCCGTAGGTCGCCAGCGATTCGTCGAACGGGCTAGCGGGGTTACCAGTTTGATCCGGTGACATGACCGCCGCACCCGGCGTCGTGGTCGAATCCGCCCCGCGATACGCATTCGACGGCCCGTTGAGCGCCGCCATCGCTTTGTTCAATCCACCCTGCGCCGTGTCGATGCGTTGATTCTGCATCTGCTCGGCAGCCAGCTGCCGTTCAGGTGAATTCCGGTTTTCGAGATACTTCTCGGTATTCCCGGTACGTGCCTGCGCGATCGAGTCTAGCGCACGCCGCAGAGTATCTGAGATGTCATAGCGTTCCTGGCCGTACTGCGCAGTCTCAGCCCGCATCTCACCGGCGACGCGGTTCTGCGCGCGTTCGCGCTTTCCTTGCGCCATGAATTGCATAGCGGAACCCGTGCCGGCCACGCCGCCGCCAATCCATCCTGCGACGGGCATGCTCATTAGTAACTCACCGCGGCTGAGGGCTGGGCGGGCTGTGCCGGCTGAGCAGCCGGTTGCTGCTGGCCGCGCCGCAAGCTGTTCAGGTAATTCTGGTAGTCGCTCATCATGCCCTGATTCTGGTTCATCGTATACATATTCGTACCCAGGTTCACCGTGTTACCCAGGGCGCGGCTAAATTCGTCGTTCTGGAAATTGGTCATTTGCTCGCGCTGCTGACGCAGAGCTTCGAGCGCGGTGTTCGTATCGCCCTGAACGCCGTAGGTGTTCACGCGCTGCTGGAGCGACGCCTGCAACGCCGGATCGAGGTTGTAGGACTTCAACAGTTCGCTGACGCGCGCTGCCTGCAGCGCCTGCTGGAGCGAATTCCGTTGGTCCGCAAAGCTGTTTGCCAGCTGCGCACCCTGCGCGGCTCCCTGACCTGCCAGCTGCGCCTGCTGACTCGCCTGCACAGAACCGCCAATGTTACCCGTACGCGCCCGCGCGAACGCGCCCTGGCGTGACTGCCCGCGCAGCTGGTTCACCAGATTGGCGAATCCCTGCTGTTCGAGCGGAGCGACCGCACGCTCGATGTCGGCGCCGCGGTCTGGGCTGTCGTAATACTGATTGATCTGATCGCGCTGCGCCTGCTGGGCCTGGGCGTTCTTCGCCAGCTGCATCAGCGCTTCAAACTCGCCGGGACGGAACGTCGCCCCCGGCGTCATCGAGATCCGACGGATGATCTCGTCGGGCGACAACGCCGGTTGGTTCGGCAGATCGTTGGCCATGTTCTGGTCACGAAACGCGTAGTAGTTCAGCGGCTCAGAAGCCATCGGGAATGACTCCGAAGATGGACTGTTCTTTGAGGCCGGCAATCGTGGCAGCCGGCAGCGTGGCTGCAACTGACGTTCCGGCCGTGGCGCCACCGCCGGCTGCAACAGACCGGCTCTGAGTGCCCGCGAAACCCGATGCCACCATGACTGCCAGACCGCCGCCGCCGCCCGTCGCATCGTTCGACGTACCGCCCGATGCGTCGATGTTACCGTCAGTCATGGTGCCCTGACAGGCTAACCGAGCCGAGCCTGCACCGCCGCCGCCACCGTCGGCACCGCCGCCTGCGATGTCGTCTCCGTCACCGCCCGACACATCGAATGACGCGCCGGTGATCACGAGGTTGCCGTCCGCGTAAACCGAGATGCGCCCACCGCCGCGACCGTGCAAGCTATCCCCCGTAGGGGTGCCAGCAGGGGAATTGCGCGCACCGAAAGCGCCGCGGGCCAACCGGTATGTCGGCAACAGATACGGACGGTTCGAGCCCTTGTAGATCGAATCTGCGTTGGTGCCGGCGCCTACGGTACCTGCGTTACCCGCGCCGCCAGCGGTACCGCCGGGGCCACCAGGGCCGCGACCGGCGCCAGTCGAGTACACTAGCGAGTCGCGGTAGCTATCATGCCAGCCAATGCCATCGTTGAGCGCAGTGCTCCAGCCAGTACCCATATACCAGCTGGCCTTGAACGTCGACGAGATCGTCACGTTGCCGCCGCCGTACACGAAAATGTCATCGGACGTGACATTGGCAGAAATAACTAATGCACCGACGGCTTCGATCAGTACCGCGCGCCAATCGTTGTAGGTGCTCGCGTTCGTGCTGCCGAATACAATCGGATAGCCATTGATACTCGGCGCGATATACGGGTACTTCCGTTGGTACGAACCGACGGCGCTCGATGTCGTGATCGCCGCCGAGATCGTCACGGTCGCGCCACCGCGGATAGTCAGATGCGGGCATGAGATCGTTCCCTGGATCAGCACCGCCCCGAGCGCGACGATTTCAACCGGAGCCGTCGACGAGATCGATCCGGTATTAGCCAGCGTGAACGTACCCGCACAGAAGATACGAATCGGTGCGGTCAAGGACTGTGCCGCTGCGATGTTCAAGTCGTTGAAGTAGAACTCACCGCCAGGGGTCAGCGTAGCGAGCCCGCCGCCACCGAGTCCGTCGCCTTCGATATTGAACGAGGGATAAATAGAACCGCCGCCGATTACGAGCGCCGCGATCTGTTCGTCCACGTACAATTTGTTTGCGACCTGATCATTCGCGCCGGGTTTCGCGACGCCATGAATGGTAGGAATCGCGACGGTGCTCGGAGTCGTGGTCTGATCGACGTCCGCAGTCGTCGACGCTACTTGTCCCAGCGTCACCGGACCGGTCAGTGTACCGTTCGCGACAGTGTCTTTCGTACCCGCAAGCGACAGTTTCAACAAACCTGCCGCCGAAATCAACGAATTGGCTTGGGTAAGATTTACCGCGTCGGTTCCGAGCACCGCGGCCAAAACGTTATGCACGAAATTGCCGCCGACATTGAGCGGGCCAGTCATCTCGTTTGCGCCGTCAGTACGCAGGAACGCGGTCAGCGCTGCCGTGATCTGACCGGTGATGTTTTGCAGCTGTTCGTGCACGACGACATCGCCATCACGCAGCGACTGCGGATGGTTGCGCACGCGATAGTGCGTTTTGTAAGCCGCGGAGAATGATCCGTCGACGCCGCCCGCCATGCCCGTGACCGATGTGATCGATGCCCCAGATGTTACCAGCGGTTGATTGCCGAGCGCATACGGGATCTCGTGCGTCAATGTTACGTTCTGCCCGGATACGCCGGCCTTTACCGCCAACGGCGAACCGTTGATAGCGTCTGTGATGGACTGAGCCGAATCCGCCGCAGTCGCCCCGATCGTGACGGCGACAGCCCCGGCGGCTACGATGGCGTTGTTGTCGAACTCAAACCGAGTAGTGAGCACGCCATCGTTGATCTCGACGTAATGCCCATCGCTGGGATTCACATTGACGCGGAACGCGCCAACTGCCGACGCAGGGGCGATTGTTACGCTTGACCGTTCGTTGACTTCCCATTGCCCCGTCAGCGGACGAGTTCCGTCACACAAAACATAGGCCCCGAGATCTCCCAGTGCGGTAATAAGCGAGGCCAGATCGTTAGCAATCTCGGCCAACGCGTCTTCGACGTTAGCTGCATCGTAGAGTCCCGCGAGATCCGCGATGCCGATCAGTGACGCGCCTTCATCTTGCACGATCGACTGCAAGCGATCGACGACGCCCGCAACATTCATGTAAATCTTCGCCGTGATCGCCGCACCGCCCGCGGGGGCTACGGCGAACGTAACGCCCGTGTCCGTGATCGAGAGCGGATCGGTACGAACGCCGTCCACGAACGTACGCACTAGATCGACTGTCGCGTCAATCTCTTGAGCGAAATCAAACGTGACAGTAACCGCGTCGCCGGTCCATGCGTCCTCAACGATAACGTCGGCAGCGCGAACCGCTTTATCGAGGGCGAGCTTGCCGTCAGATGTAGTGAATCGCCGGATGAACGAAACGATCTGCGAGATCGTTTCGGCGATCATCGCGTATTCGGCCTGCATCGATTCGGTACTAATCTCGCCCGTCAACTGTTCGTCGCGGGGGAAGTTCGTCTGTGGGGCGTAGCGTGGTGGGTACATGATCACTCCGTAAGCAGCGCGTCGCCGGTTTCCAGTAAAAAGACGTCGTCTGATTCGAGCAAGAGCCCGCCTCCCGAGTCAACCACCGACCCGCCATTTCCGACGGGTCCGCGGCTATAAAGTGCCGCGATGAAGGCATCATCTTTTTCGGCCCGGTAGATACGGCAGTCGCCCAAGTAGCCTTGATACCGGGCCGCGGTGTCACCGTAGCGCCGACCCAGGTAAACCGGCTGCGCGAGATCCGCAGACATGATCGGCTGCGGGGTCCACACGCTGGCGAACGAGTCGGTCGCCACCGGTAACCCGTCAACGTACAACGTCGCGGTAGTGTCCGTATGGTGAACGATAGCTATGTGGTGCCACGCGCCATCATACAGATCTGTGCATGCGAATGGCGAGCCGTTGGTCACTACGTAGCTGATGCCTCCAGACCGACGGATGCCGAAATATCGGGGGCCGAACTGAACATAGCCCATCCCCAGCAGCGTTTCGTCATCCGAATTCGGATTTACTTCTGGTTTTACCCAGAATCCCATCGTGAATACGGTCGGCAAATATACCGTCTTCACGGATCCGAACGCAGCATCGGTAGTGCCATCCAGATATGCATAGCGCTCGTCCCCCGCGGTCTTCTTCCAGCTGACACCGTTGCTCCACGCCATGCGCGAATGTACGGCAGTCTCAGTGCTTACCTGGGTTCCGGCCGGGGCATCGGGCTCAGCATATGCCTTGGTCACTGGATCCGCTGCGGTATCTGCTCCGCGGAATCGCCAAACGAGAACGCCCGCCTGCACTACCTGCCCGACAACATTGTTGAGCGAATACCAGCGTTCGCCGATGCGGCGAACAACCCGCTGACGTACCTGATTCGTTACCGGATCGACGGGCATTTGTTCGGTGCCGAAAACCGCCCCGATCTTCGCTAACTGCTCGGCCAATAGCAACGGATCCCGCTCCTGTCGATCTTTTCCTGGGTTGAACCGAGCCGCGTACAGTGCTGACAGGTACGTGTCATCTAACGTACCGTCCATGACCGCAGCTTGAACCAGTCGCGGAAACGTATCGACGCTGGAAAAACCTGCGAAATTGTCTCGGTGATCGAGCAGTATCTCACCAGTGATCGCATCCACAATCGACGCACGATTTCCGGCGGCGACCAGCAGTCGGGAACCATCATACGCGACTTCGGTACACCGGTCAGCGCCGGGCACGAACAATGGTTCGCCAACGATCAGGCGAGACTGCGCAGCATTCCAGGTCAGGCATTCAACCTGGGATCGCCCTTCACAGAACACCCAGATCGAAGTTCCTTCAACCAAGAGTTTCACCGGATTTGCCGGCAACACGTGAACCGACAATTCACTCAGTGTCAACGCGCTGCGCACCACCAACCGAGCCCCGTTGGTGCGCCCATGAACAACAAACGGTGTACCGTTGTAGGATCCCAGCGCCAGCGGTCCGCCGGCATCTACATCATCGACAGTTACCACCGGGGTCGTCAACGCCGTCGACAGGTATACCCGTAGCTGACCGGTATTCGACACACTCCATTCGGCCAGCGTCACGATGAACTGATCAAACGCGACCGCCTGCGTCGGCGGCGGCGTAATGACATCTGATTCATCGACGATAACCGGGACTTCGTGTACGGTATTCGCCGCGACAATGACGAGCTTCTGCGCCGACGGATTTACCAGTAACAGCCGATCCGCTGCGAAAGGCTCTACCGGCGACGGTTCTGTGAACGCCACGATTTCAGTGACGCCGCGGATACGCGCATCGGTAAGAACAACGGAGGTTTCTGTCATCGCGACCCCGCGGTTACAGTGCCCCGCAATGCTATCGATTCAACCGTGCCGATAGACTTGAATTCAACGCGAATCCCGACCGCACTGCTGTTGACGTCAACCGGGATGCTTCCGCCATCGTACGTTTCGCCGGTCAATTTCTTGGCGATGAGATCGCGCAGCGTTCGGTCTTTCCGGTCAACAAGAGCGTACACATCAACCGTGCCATCCATCAGCAAGTCCATCGTCAGCCATTGCTTCCAGAATTGCGGGAATCCGCCGTCGATGAATTGTGTCTCGAAATACGCGTCGATATCAACGCGCACACCGTCGATTTCATCTTTCTCGCTATCCGGGTCGAAGCGGTAAATCATGTCGCCGCTGCGAACGTACAGGATACCGCCAAGTTCGGTAACGTATTCAATAGCGGTTGGGAGAATCCAGGTGGTCCATCCGACAACGCCGAACGTCTGCGACAGCGTGAATGCGAACACCGTGCACCGGCCGTTGGTTCCAGCGTCGTCTTCGCTGATGAAACACAGATATTGGCTGCGCGCCTGGGACCAGATTGATTGTACTTTCGACGGATCGACGTTCGCAAACTGCGCAGTAATGGGCAAGATCGATGCGCCGATATCACCTTCGCGGAGTTCGCCAGTCGTGGTCTGCGTCGCAAGAGAGCGAAACCCGCCCGCGGAGAAATAATACACGTCGCCGGTTACTGGCGACAGTGAGCCAAACACGTTAGTGCCGGGGCCGTTGAGAGTGAACGCAATGCTGTTGTTCGCAGGATCTGGATCGACGTTCCAGAACTGCATCGAGTTCTGGAACACGATCACCAGACGACCTTGATGGATCGTCAGGCCGGTTACGTCCGGGCTCGATAGCGCATGTTCGATGGTCGCGATGAACCCGGCGTCGTCAGGAGCGTCCGCCTCTTTCCATACTCCGGGTCCGAACTCGGTTGAGCTATACCGCACAACCGCTTTCGTGCGATCGGGCGCGTAGAATTTCTCGTTCACTTTGGCGAGATCAGGTCCCGGGTTGAACCCGGTGTCGATTTTCGTCAGAACCGGACTGGTAATCAGAGTCGGCGACGACCGTATCCAGTGATGAACATACTGCCCGGCAGCGGCTTCCATCACGAGATACGGCAACGCGCCCACTGACTGTGCGCCGCCCCAGGACGATACCGCAGTGATTCGCACGTAACGCCCGATTGGGGTCGCTACCGAGTCCGAGTCGCCAAACACGTCCCCGTGGATCGTCGGTGGCAGTGATGCCTGTCGGCCGGATCCCGCGGGAACTGCGACGTGGAGCTTGTCCGCGAGCGCGTAGAGGCCGATCGTGCCGGGCGGTAGCTCAGCATACTCAACCAACGCATCGCGTCGGCGAAATGCACCGCTGGTAGTCAGGTCGCAGTTGACCGCTTCCCATACCGAATCGGTATCCGCGGCTGACTGCAGAGCGCGGCGGTCCAAGCCCCGGCTCGGGGACTTGGCGCCGTTGCGGCTGGGTACCGTAACGTCGACCCGGCTGGCCATCGGTTACCAGGGGTTCCAGTTAGGCGTGTACGGAGCACCGTTACCGACGTTCCGGGTAAACGGATTCTTGCGTACTTCTTTGTTACGGGTGACGAAATGCGATTTGTTGCCGCCGACGAAAAAGGTCTGCGCTGCGCCTTGGCGAGCTTTGACGCGAGTGATGTAGGCTGCGTATTCGGTCTCCGCGTCGGTCAGCCCGGGTAGTTGGTAATGCCGGCGTCCGAGCACGGTGCAGCGTTGGATGATGAGTTCGGAATCGAACGGCAGCAGCGTGCCGGGTTCGAGCGTTTCGGGGATCTTCAACGATAGTGTGACGACGAGCGTGGGCACGCGCGTGATGTCGATCGGGGCGGGTCGGATCTGGACTTCGCCGTCGATGATGCGCCAGTCTTCGGGATCACCGGTTTGCACGCGGTAGCTGCCGTCGGAGGGCCGCGGTCCGACGTCCTGCCGTCGAATGCCGCCGTTCAAAGCGTAGCGCTGGCCGAATTGGAGTTCGCACTCGACGCCGATAACGTCACCGTTGTTGGCTTCCTCGGGGTATTCGTAGCGATCCTGCCCAACAATCAGCGGGATGCGGACTTCGTAGGTGTTGTCGGCCCAGTGCTCAAGGGCGAGTTCGTTGATTGACTGACTAATAAACTCCATGATACGCGCGTCTGCGCGTGTACGTGCCGTGCCCTGGTCCGCGAAACCCAATCGTACAGCGATTTTCTTGGTCGCTGCAGCAACGTTGATTCGTGATCCCAGGGCCATGGCGGTGCCTTACTGGATGGCGAACGGGTTGACAGCAGTCGGTTCGGGGGCCGCCGGAACAGGTTCCGGGGACTCCGCGAGTTCGGTGCCGGGAGCCGGAGCGGGGGTTTCGCCGAATGAACCCAGAACCAGCTTTTTAGCCGAGTTGTGGATCAATGGGCTAACCGAGGGGCCGATGCCGGGGATGGATTCGAGTTGATCGAGAGTCGAGCGAGCGATGTCTTCGATGCTGCGTAGGCCAGCCTCAAACATCGCAGCCGCGATCTCGGGCGTAACGCCGGAAACGTGGCCCATAGTGGTGAGCGCTTCGAGCTTGGTGGCGTCCGGAGACTGATCACCAGCACCGGCAGTGACGACATTGCCGACCGAATCGCGGGCAACGGTGGCTTTGAAGGCTTCCTGAAATGCCTGGAAGTCCACGTAAGCGCGTTGCAGGTATTCGCCGTACACAGATTGCAGGCTCAGGAAGGCTTCGCGGTCACCGGCGAACGTGTGCACGTCCGATTCGGTGGGGGCCGGAATGGAGTGGATGTTGACCCGTTCGGTCGGATTCATCAGTTTGAGGATCGGTACCTCCCAACGAAATGCCGAACGGAGATGAGATGTCGAACGCACGAATTCGACCAGGATTTTACGGATGCGATATGACATGGTATCTTTCTCACCCAGGACAGAAACCCCGCCAGCGGGGTGAGCGCTGGCGGGGCTTGTTCTTACGACGCGAATTCGTGAACGTAGTTGCTGCGAATGTTGGTCGGGTACAGGGCGTACCGGCCATCGATCGACATACGGGTCACGCGCTGATCCTGCGGATCGGCCGGGTAGCTGTCTTCCTTGTCCTCGCGCTCGCCGTGGCCGAACACCCAGGTGTTGGTGTTGAGACCGAAGGCGCGGCGGTTCCAGCTGGCGTCGCCAGTCAGGTTAGCCAGGAAATCCATCGTCGGGCAGTAAACGATGGGGATCTGATCGAACGCCCACTGGGTGTCACCGATGCCGATGTCCACCTTGCCCTTGAAGTTCGTCATGTCCTGGTTGCGACGGAAGCTCGAAGCGGTGCGAACTGCATCGCTGTAGCGATCGATCCAGCCGCCCGACGCCATGATGACGTTCACGCCCGCGCCTTTGAAGCCGCGGTTGTAGAGCATCGCCAGACGGTTGAGGCGATTGAGATCGCGCTCGAAGCTCGCTGCGGTCGAGTTCAGCACGGCGGGGTTCTGGAGCAGCGGATTACCGCGGTCCATACCGCCGAGCGACCCGACGGTCGGGGTCTTGCTGATGAAGTCGGTCAGAGCGACCGGCTCACTTGCGCTGCCCGAGACGTTGTGCAGGAACTTGCGATCCATGAGCACGTCCCAGCGATCCATCGCTGATTCGACCTTCTCCTTCAACACGTCGATGAGGCGCAGCGAATCGACGCGCGACATCGGCTTGGCGAAGTTACGGCCCCGGCTGGCGTTGGGGACGATGACGTACCCAGCGTCCTTGAGTTCCTGATGCCAGAATTCCAGGCCCATGTGCAGCTGGGTACCGTTGAAGGTCAGCTGGTAGCCTTCGCGCATCTCTTGGAAGCGCAGGCGGTCCTTATTGTACCACACCTGCATGTCGAGTTCGTCGGCTTCCGCTTTGTAGATCACGGCGATCTGGTTGCGGACGAACGGTACGACCTTCGACATCTTGCCGAGCATCGAGCGCCAGACCAGCTGGTAACGGTCGACGGTGTAGGGGTCTTTGGGATTGTCGACGAAATCACGGACGGCGCCGAGAGTTTCGACGAGTTGTTCTTGGGAGAGATAGCTTGGGTAGGCCATGGCGGCGTTCCTTGGGGATCAGCGGCGGATCGGACCTTTACCGGCGGTGCCGGCTGCGATGCGATCGGCCAGTTCGGTTTTCGACTTGGCAGGACCGGCATTGTTACGCGTTACCGTTCGCGAAACCCCACCCGTCGCGCGGAGCGTCGGGTCGGGGCGATTGGGCTTCGGCGCTTTTGCCATGCGCTTGGCCACAACCTTTTCGGCACAGTCACGAGCGATCTTTCCCCACAGGGTGGGTGGAGATCCCTTGTACTCGGCCATCATCGTCTGCACGTCACCGACAATCTTATCCCACTCGCCCGGATATTTCTTCCGGAACTCCGCATCCACAGCTGCGATGGCCCGTTGGCCTATCTCGACTGCGTCGCGGGTAAGACGGGGAAGGGAAGGAGTCCGAGCATCGCCGGTCGGTTGACCCGGAGGCATCTGAGTCTGCCGTTCAACGACCGGAGCCGCAGCGATGCGTGTACGCTGCACCGCTTCCGCGGCTTCCTTGGTCATCTCCTGCTTTTCGACCAGAGCCGCGAGATCCTTGTCGAACTCTTTGATCGGGCCTTCGGGGTCGCGATAGCCGAGTTCCTTGGCCATGGTGCCCAAGATAACCGCGGCGCGAACGGGGTTCGACTGCATGAGCAGACCGAGCTTTGACCATTCATCCCAGGTCTTGGTATCGACCTTGTGCGTTTGCAGCGTCTGTTCGAGCGTGTCTCGATATGACGCTTTTTCGCGCAGCGATTCGATCTCAGCATCTTTTTCGGCCAGCTTCGCTTCGGCCTCTTTTCGCCGTGCGATCAACTGGCGGATGCGCCGATTCGCTTCGTGGGTGTAGTTGGCCTGTTCTTCGGCGTCAGGATCGTCGTTGTCGCCCGCGGCAGCCTTGTCGGCTTTCTCGGGCTCGGGCTCGGCGTCGTCACTGTCGGCTACGGGCTCGACTTTGGCTTTCGATTTCGCGGACTCCGCGTCGTCAGCTTCGGTGTCTGCGTCCGCATCCGTGTCTGCATCGTCTGCAGCGACTTCTTTGTCGTCAGCGGGTTCTTCGGCATCGTCGCCGTCTTTCGGCGGATCCTCGGATTCCTTCCCTTCCTCGTCTTCGTTGTGGTTTTCAATCGCCTCGTGGTCATCGTCACCACCGGGCTTCGTCAGACGATCGACGATATCAGAGACGCCCGGCTTTTCAGCCAGCAGCTGCAATGATACGTCTAACTCATTCGTGTCCGTGTGCGAAGCGGAGCCGTTACGCTGATCCTTTGGTGACGAGCCATCGGTGTTGTTTACGTCTGAGGGCATGTGCTATCCTAACGGGTTTCGGTTTCAACCACCGGGTGCGTTTCCTGGGAGTGAACCGGGTTGTGGAGTGGACTGCTGTCCACCGGAAGGTTGGCCCTGTGGAGGGCCGGAAGGTTTGCCCGTCGCGCGCGGGTCGCTCGGACGGGGTTGTCGCCCGCCCTGCGGCCCCGGTGGCGGCATCGCGCCTGCCATCGCCGGGTTCTGCATCTTGATCGCCTGAGACCAGTCGGTGCTGCCCTCCATGATGCGGGACAGTTCCGACGCGAGCCACACACCGTCGAGCACGATACCGTGTTCGAGCAGAACGCCGGACACCAGCTGCAGGTTGCTGATCTCTTTGTCGACGTCGGGCTTGCCGGTCGGGCTGACTTTCACCGACAGCCACATATCGGCCATCAAGGCTTCGCGCTCGTCAAGCGACATCGGGAACTGCAGTCCTGGGCCGACGATGCTCAACGCGTTTTCGTACGGCAGGCTACGGATCACGATATGGGCCATTTCCCATATGATCGCCGCAGTCTGCTTGGTGAACATGAACATCTTGCGGTCTTGCTGAGTTTTCAGCTGCTGACTCGCGAACGACACTTCGGTGGCTAGTTTGCTGGAACCCATGCCGCCAAGGCCAGCCGCTGGCATGCCCGCGACCAGCTGCATATCCATCATCGGCTCTGCGGTGGTCACCAGTGCCGGGTTGTAATTGATACCCGTGAACGGGAACAGCGACGATTGGATGTCGCCGGGCTTCTCGACTTCGATCACCTGGAAAGGATGCGAGTTCTCGAACCGGATCTTTTCTTCCGGCGACATCGCGTTCTTGGCGATGAACAACCGCGGCATCGCCGCTTTGCGGTAATCGCGCGCGTGCGACCGAATCGAATTGATTTCATCCTGCAACGGCATCAATAATTCGACGTCGGATGGCGCATAGGGGAAACCGGACATTTCGTTGAACCAATACTGGAAGAACGGGAACCAGTTTGGTCCGACGTTCCGCGGCGTGTATTTGTTCAGGAAGAAATCGACCCCATCGATCATCACGTACACAGTACGGTCATCGGCGTCCCAAACTTCCCACACTTCGATCTTGCCGTCGCTGACAGATGACTGGCCGGCTTCTGCCGCAGACGTCGAATCACGGTGCTTATCGTCCTGGTCGCCGCTGTGTGACGGTTCGTCGTCCACCGCGGGCAGCGCATCTTCCTGTTCTTCCGTCAGCTTGAATCGCTGGACGATTTCCTGTGGTTTCAGTCGGGTACGAAACGCCATGCGGCGTGACCGCTGGTAGAACTCAGGACGTTCGATCGACCAGTCCATACGCATGTCTTCGATGTCGATGACATCGAAGTCGAAGCCCATGAAACGAGGGGCGTTGTCAATCTCGTCGTCGTCGATCGGCTTTCCGGCCAGCAATTCGCTGATGCGCTTCGCCATCGGATTCACCGACAGCATCACGTCGATGCCTTCCTGGCTATCGACGGACATAACCTGTGCGGACTTCTGCGGATCCTGCGACATCTGCTGGCGGTACTGCTTGATGATTTCGCCGCGCATATAGCGGTCGAGTTCCATCATGCTCGTGTAGCTCGACGAGTCTTTACCGAACTCGCCTTCGCGATAGCCATCGCGCAGGTACTTGAAGCGGAAACAGGCATTCAGGTATTCGTCGTGAACAGTCGCACCAGTCGGCGTGCGATCAGGATCATCGCGCCAGATGAGCTTCACCCAACCCGCGCGAACGGTCTTGGCGTCGCGGGCCGCAGCGTTGATCGCGTCACGGAGCCGGCCGGTCTCGGCGAAAAAGTTGACGATGTATTCGATGGTTTCCGCAAACCGCGTCACTTCCGGCGGGCACACGTTCGGCATTCCTGGCGGACCCCAGAACTTCTGCCGGGGCTTGAAATTTGCTTTCGGATCCGTCGCCGTCAGCATCGCCAGATCGGCCTGGACATACCGCAGCGTGTGATGCGTGACGCAGGTATCTTCGGCATCTTTCAGCAAGACGTCTGACATCCAGTCGCGCAACGGCTGAGCTTGTTCGAGGATCGGCCGGATGCGATCCGGCACTTCGAGCCATGTACTGAACTCCGCGATCTTCGCGGCGTCCGACATGCTTTCGCCGGCCGCGGTACCGACGTGACCGTCGTTACCTACTGGCGGAGTCGAGACCGGGTTATTCCCCTTCGGCGATTGCACAGATGTTAGCCCTGATCCGCGTAAGCATGATCAATCGCATGCGCGAGCATGTTCACGTTGGCCGCGTTCGCGATGAAGAACGGAAGGGTTGCGGTGCCCTTCACTACGTTGATGCGGATGGCTAGCGTGATCACCTGATTCGCTGCAACCGAGATTTCTGTCTGTCCCGTGGCGCCTTTGATCGTGAACGCGGAGGCAGACCATAAATCGATCGAGAGGATATCGACACCCGATGTGACCCAGGGGGCCGGCATCGGAACTGCCGCGATGGCCTGACTGGCGAGAACCGCGGTCAGGATCTTGTCGGCGATCGTTTGTCCCATGATACTCATAGCGATGGTCCTCCCGTGAACGATAATGCAGTCAATGTTGACACGCAACCGGAATACATGCGGCGAAACCGCTGGCGGATCCTTAGTGACTCATCACAAAGCGATCCAATATCAGACCCTTGGCTGTATCGCCAGCCATGGTGTAATTGCTGCCGCTCGTCGCGTGGAAGATGTTACAGGCATAGAGGGCGCTTGCCGGCGCCGAAAACACCAGCCGGATAAACTTCCATCCGTTGGACAGATCTTGAATGGTTTTCGATGAAATGCCGAACTGATCGCCAACCAGATTGTTCTGGAGGTCGAAGATCGCGTAAGCGTTGATCCCGGCACCGGAAATCTGGAACAGCACAAAGTCGCGTCCATCCGGTTTCAGCACTAAATCCGCATAGTATTCGACGCCGTTCACCAAGGAAGAAAGCGTCTGCCCGAGACCGTGCAAGCCGACCGAGACATCGGAGCGTGTTTGATCTGCCAAGCCTGTCCCGGCATAATTAGCCACCGCATCGTCATTGACCGTGATACCGGTAAGGCCCCATCCTGCGAAGTTTGTCACCGAGTCGATGATCGTCGGCAAGGGGGCGGGTACGGGGATGAGAGCAACGCCCGATGATTGCGCACGGCGTGACAATCCCAGGCCGAGTCGAAGACCGCGCATTATTCAGCCCTCACGCTGTAAGCGGTGACGGTCAAGTCGTTGGCGTTGTCGGCGACTGACCACTTGAGGTCCGGATCGACGATGATGGTGCCGGTGGTGTCGATGGTCGCGGTGGCGGTCATCACGATGGGGTAGCAAACCCCGTTGAGGTTGAAGTGTCCAACGGCAATGACGGTCCCGGTTGCGCCGATGGTGCGGACGGTGACTTCAATACGGAAGTAGAATCCTACGTTCGTGAGTGCCGACGCGGCCATTGCCAATGTGCTGCAGATCGCGACGGCCCCGAAGTTGACGTAGAAGTCCAGCGTTGGCGTGCCCGTACTGGAGATGAACCCGCCGCCTTCGATCACGAGTTTTCGTCCCGCGACGAGGAAGTTAGCGGGGATAGCCGGCGTACCGTGACCCGAGGTAAAGATCGACGTGATCGCCGAACTATTTTTGATATTCTTGTCTGCCGTCTGCGCATAGCATAGACCACCAAGCTTGGCGTAATCCTTGTATGAAGGCTCGGCGGAAATGTAGAGGTAGGGCAGCCCATCAAACGCGAGCGCGAACTTTGTGGCTCCGCTGGTTCCAAGCAGTGCGTAACTCGGCAGGGACGCATGCGTGGGAGAATAGGCCGTCAGCGCGATCTGGCAGGTATCGACCTTGACGATGCGCTGTGCGAAAGACGCGGCACCCGCCGTGCTATTCTCGTCCGTGTTGACTGCGCCCGCGGCATTGGCTTCGACGAAGCGCGTCGGGCCGACCATGATCGGCACCTGGATGCGGGTGCTCGTGAATTGCATCACGTCGTCGTTGACTTCGCCGTCCGGGTTCAGCGTAACAAGGCGAACGAGGCCGGCGGTGTGAATCGTCGGCGGTACGTTGATCGGCGTGAACGGATGGAAGCAATACAAGATGCTGACGCTCATCGGACCATAGAGATCGATGTCCGCGTACGACGCGGTTCCGCCGAACCGGCAGCCGCTGATCTGCACAGGCCCGTGCTCGTAGGTACCACGACCGCATTGGATCGACGACTGTACGGTAGCGGGCGGCGTCAGGTTGTTGTTCGATGAGAAATGGCAGTCGCGAATCGTGATGCCCGGTACCTGCGCGATGTCCGACAACGACGCAACGCTGATCAATGCGTCCTCGAAGTAGCAGTTGTCGTACGTCGCGGTGCCGATGTAGATCGTCGAATTGTACGGCAGAGCGCGCATGGGCGGCGTCGCGAACAAGCACAGGTGGAACTTGAGCGTGAACGCGCGAACGTCGGCTTGCCCCCAGAACAGGCAGGCTTCAAACAACACCGAGTCCCAGCGGCTGCCGTACGATTCAGGCGCCATCGAATACACGTCGAGTGCGGTGTCGCTGCCCCAGCCGTGATCCCAGTTCGACCAGAACTGACATTGCGTCGCGTGGAAGCACAGCTGGGCATAGCTCAGTGAGCTAGCGACTTTGAGTGCGAGACCTTGTGCGCCTTTGCAGACGACGCGATGCAGGCTGATACCACAGTAGCCATCACCGGTGCGCAGGCAGAATGAATACTTATTGCACGACGTATCTGCTTCGATCTGCAGATTCTCGATCTCCAGATTCACGGCGTGGGCGTTTGATTCGCCGAGCATCTCGATGACGCCGCGGCCAGCGGGAATGTTGTACCCGCGTAGCACGGACGCGGTGCCCGCGCCATAGATCCGGCAGACTTTGGGCGTGGCCGGCTGGCCTGAGATCGGCGTCGCGGTCCACGCGCCGCCGGACGGCTTGCTGATCCGGAACGTTCCGGGCGGGATGTAACACGGCTTGCCGGTGTTCGCGGCAGTCAGGAACATAGCCATGAACGCAGCGGTATCGGTTTCATCGCCGGCTACGGCGTTCAGACCGACGGCTCCGTACAACGAATTGAACGCAGCAGCGTCGCCGGACGACATGACGTGCGATCCGCCGTCGCCGAAGGCGCCGAAGTCATAGAGATTGTAGACGTCATCGAACCGCGACTTGAGCGATCGACGGATGTGACCCGCGCCGGCTTTCGACACGAGATCGTCGAGAAACATCTGCGCCGCAGCGATACGCTTCGACGCGCCCAGGCGGACCACGTAGAAAGCGTCGGTCGTTGCTACTGGACCCGTTACTGCGGGCAGCTGTGAAAGTTTCAGTCCCACGTCAGGTTTCTCCGCGTACGCTGTGAACGATGCGGTCCATGGCGGTATCGATGTGCGACTGGAAGATCCGCTTGTAGCCGGCTTTGAATTCCGGAATCGATTCCTTCGCGTCGTCAACTGCGTGCGTGACCTGGGTCAATGCTTTTTCGCGATTGAGCAACATGTAGACCGCGGCAGCGATCACGATCAGCGCGACACCGATGCCGATCCAGAAGAAGTAGGGTACGAGCCAAGCGACCAGAGCACCCAACGCGGCAAGAGCGAACGCCCCAATTCCGATTTCGACAAGCACGCGACGAGTAGTCCAGATACCAAGCACAATAAGCACAATCCCTGCCAGGACACAGGCCCCGACACCGATCCAGATCTCTGTCTGGCGAGCGACGTCTTCGGCGTGTTTGAGCGCGATGCTGATGCGAGCCTCGCGATCCTGTGTGGCGGCAAGCTCTTTGCGGAGGGACGCCACGTCGGTTGGGAGCGGTTTATCATAGGAGCCCATTTCATCTGCGAGAGCCGCGCCCGCTCGGGCTTCGCCGATCGAACAGCCGCCGGTGTTCACAGTGATCAGCACGATCAGGATCGATAAGTACAGCGCAAAGAACCGGCTCATTGGCTGTCTTTCGCAGGTGCTGTTACCGTGGTCGTTGCCGAACCGCCGGGAGGGAGAGCCGCGGCTGGATACGGCACGAACGTGCTGGCGGCTCGTCCGGTCTCACGGCTGAACACGACGATCATCACCGCGACCATGGCGAGCACGGTCACGATGGTCGGCGTGATCTGAGACTTGAGGATCACCGCGATGATCGACTGGTTCGCTGCGGCTTGCTGAACGCCGGAGCTTCCCTGCAGCTTGGTCACCGCGTCATCGATCTTGGTGTTGAGTTCAGTGCGCAGTTCGCCCAGGTCATGCTTGGTGACCATGTCGGACCGTACGTCTGCGACTTCGCGAGACGTATTTTCCTGGGCGGTCGCGAGACGAGTTAGCTCCTTTTGGGTAGCTTCCTGCATTCCCCTGAGATAGCCGACTTCTTGTGCTAAGTCCACTGCTGCCTCCTGATTCGGGTGAAACAATTCTCCCCGCTGGCGCGCGCCAGCGGGGAGGGCAGTTCACTTACAGGCGATCGGCGAACATCGCCGCGGCGGTCGTGGCGAGCATGAAGTCGTAGCAGGTACCTTCGATCAGGGTGCCCGCAACCAGCGGACCCTGAGTGACGATGTCCGCTGCGGTGGCCATGTAGAATTCCAACACGGTGCCCGCTGCGTACGCGCCGTTGGCCGCAGACTTGGCGGTCAGGGTGTAGACGCCGCCCGACAGCGCGATCTTCCACTGGCTGGCAGCCGGGGCCGCATCGCTCTGCACGCGGTGCTTGATCACGCCGTTCACCACGAGCACGTTGGCGAGACGGATTGCGTCGGTGATCGCCGCGCCGTCGTCGTGACCGTTGATCAGCGCCGGGTAGTCGGTGCTGGTCCAGGTCGTCGCGGAACCGTCAGCGATGATGCGCAGGTACCGCGGCTTGCCGGTCGAGCCGACGCCGTAGCTGCCCTGGTTGTTCACCTGCAGGAACTGGTCAGCGACGCGATTGACGCCATAGATGGTGGGGGTGCCCGGCGCCAACAGGTTGACTTTGTTGAGGGCCGAGAAGGGATTGCCGTTATTCAGTACCTCGGTCGCAGCCGTGAGGGCTTTGACGTGAGACTGGGTACCGATGAGAGTTCCAGGTGAGAGCATAGCGTGCTTTCTCTGGCGGGTCGCCAGATGGGGTGGTGGCAGATGCTGGGCCTAGTGTTTACCAGTCTCGTGGATTTCGCAAGAGACCAGTACGCTTACCCCGCTCGGCGCCGTTCATACGGTCGGGGACTTTGATCAGAGGGTTCGTGTGCAGAATCGGCGAGAACGTCGGGTTCGCTTTCAGTCGAGCCTGGATCTCATCCATGGTCATGCCGTTGGTAAAGTCCGGAATTCCCCGGTCTTTCTTCGCAGCGACGGGCGCCCGCCCCCTGCCGGACAGCAGCCGCGTCAGCTGGCCCAGACCCAGGGCAGCCGCGTCGATAGTGTCGTCGTGCACGCCTGATTTGTCGGCCCCGAACGCCGCTGCCTCGCGCATGAAGATCTCGCGGACGAACGGGACGTCGGGCAGGAAGACTTTCCCCATTTCGAGACGGTCGCGGAGAGGGGAAGCCCGGGCGGTCTTGTCTTGGGTCGGGTATGGGCTAGTGATCGCGAAGTGATGACCGCGGTCAGTCATGCGTTGTTTGATCGAGTCGTGCAGCGCCCGGAAGATATGCCCGTCTTCGAGAATCAGTTCCATGGTCTTGTAGCGCTCGGCCAGTTCGAGCAAGGTGTCAACGATTGTTCCGCCTGAACCTTTGAAGCGCTTGGCATCCGGCAGGAACCAGACGTTGTCGTCAGCGTCGACGCCGAACGGCCAGAACACCGTGTAGTCGTTCTGGCGTTTCTCACCGATCGCGAAGTCCCCCGGGATATAGATAGTCAGTTCGTCGGTGTTCGGGTACTTGTGCACCGGCTTGATTTGTTTCTCGACGCGATCTAGATCAAAAAACGTTCCGGTCTGCGGTACCGGATTCTGTTGGTACATCGCTGCCCATGCGCGCGGGCTGATTGACGATCGTACTGTCGTCAACTTCTTGAGATCATAGCGACCCGGATCCAACGGCGCTTCCAGCTGACGTTTCAACGGGTCCGTCTTCGGGTCCGTGCACAACGCCGGATACTTGATCACTGTCCATTGGTCAGCGTGATGATCGTTCATCGCCATATCGATGACCCGCCCAGCGACGTCTGCCGCAGTCCAGCGAGTCAGCACGATAACGATTCCACACTTCGGCATGGCGCGCAGACGGAACACCTGGGTGTACCACCGCCATTGTTTCTCCAGTTCTGCCATCGAATCCGCTTGCTCGGTGCCCTTGATCGGGTCATCGAGAATGCACAGGTTACCGCCGCGGCCATTGATCGGACCCCCCATGCCGGCTGCGATGTAAGCCCCATGCGCGCGCAGATCGATGCGGTCGATCGCGTTGGTGTTCGGGTCTGGCGTCGCCATCGGATTCAGATCGCCGTACAACGGATGATTCAAGATCCGCCGTACGTTTCTTCCCAGGTCGTTGGCGTAATCCTGGCTGTACGTCGCGTGCATAACGAACTTGGTCGGATCGCGCAGCAAGAAATACGGCGGCATGATCTGGCTGAGAAATAGTGTTTTTCCGTGCCGCGGCGGAGCTTCGATGATGTACCGCGGTTCTTTACCGGCCAGCGTGTCGTCAATGATCTGCTGGCAGACTCCAGCTAGATGTTCTTGGAACGGACTCAGGTGGAGTTTGCCGTCGTCCAGCGGCAGGGTTCCAGGGACAAGCAGCCGAGCGAAATCGAGAATCGACCGACGAGCCAGTTCGCGCCGAGCGAGTTCTGCTTGCGCGTTGAGCAGTAGGTTTGTCACGGCTGAGCCGGCACGGCGGATAAGACGCGTTGCGCTTCGATCAAGGCTTTCAGCGAGTCGCTAGGCAGCGTCGCGATATCGTCCAGCGAAATGTTCGTCGCGGTGGCGTCTTTGAGCCCATCGTCTGCAGTCGGTTCAATGCGCTGGAGATCCGGCAACGCTTTGTTGATCAGGTACCGCGCGAGTTCGAGTCGCTGATCACTGGAAATTTTCTCGGTAGTATTCGTTAGTTGACCGGTCTGCGTGTCGACGACGGGCAGATCACCGGTGAGCACCGCGTGGTTCAGCATCGAGAGATAGACGTTCACCGGGATCGCACGACGGGCCGTTTCCAGAAACGCCGCCCGTTCACGCGCGTCGCGAGACGAATACCGCGACAGCTGGTTGGTTTTGTACCGCATAGGTCGATGGTGTCAGTTCGGGTTCGGCGAGCAAGGATATGTAGGGATATGTATGAGTTCGGGAGAATTTGCCAATTCCCGAAGCTAGGTCCCCCAACCCCCGCGGCCCCGGCCGGTCGGTTCGATTAGATGACATGTATCAGTTGCATCAGTTGAACAGGTACGGTGCTGTCCGCCTAGTGAGTACAGGAGACCTACCCATGTCCGTGTTCCTTCCTTCCCATCAAATCAGCATCGCCCACAGCCGGCGCATCGACCGCATCGTGTGCGCTATGCACCAGGACCGCGCGGCCCGGTTAGCGATCGAAGCAGCCGCCGGATTCCCTGAAACATGGGTCAATCCGGTGCGCGTCGAAATCCGCGGCCGTGTAGAAGGTTTCGGCGGCCGGTTGATCCGGGTGTGTCTGAATAAACTCGTGTCTTTTCTGACCCGGAAGCCATAAGAATCTGAATCTACTACAGCGTGCAATACTACTTGTCTCTCTCTGAGCTTCTGGAAACAAAATATACTAGGTATACCCATATACCCATACACGGGAAAATCCGTTTCTAAAGCACCAGGAAAGTCGTAGTTTGTAAATCAACCTCCATGTTGCGAACCGTTATCGAGGAATAAACCCATGCCCCGCCGAATCACCCTCGCAGTCGTCATCGCCCGGGAAGAAACCCGGGCGAAGCTCCGCCGGAAGCACGCTCAGCGGTTGTCCATCCTGCTCCGGGGCCGCGAACGGCTGGTCCGCCGCAAGTGGGCCCTGCCGGATCACCACGACCGGCTGGCTCGGCTGACCGCCCGGATTCGAGCTTGCCGGCAGGACATGCGGTAGCTCGAACCTGCCCCACTCCACCCTGCGCGCTGTTACAGCGCGCAGGGTTTCAACGTCAGGAGAATCAACCTATGGACCCCATCGCTTGCCTCTGCGCCTATCTGGAAGCCACGACCAACGACCAACGCAGCGTATGCGTTGAAGCGTGGCGAGACTGGAAGGCTCGCAGAGGATTCATGCCCCTCACGGACCACGTGCGCGCGGAATTCATCCGCCGCGGCGGACGCTGGACGCGTCGGCACAGGCTGACCTGCATTCTCGCCGGCACGGT